CCTTCTAAAAGTTTTCTTTCTGCGTACAAACTTACGTTTTTTAGCAAATCTTTTACGTTTAAACGCCATAGCATATTATGAGAATTTTCTATCCAATGGAAAGTGACCGTTGGAATATCATAATTTTGTGGTTAAGCTTACTATTACCTTAACCACCTCGTTACAAGACCTCGTAACATGGCGAATAAAGATTCCAATCCTGCACGCGCATGGTGCTTCACCCTTAACAATCCTCTGGAAGTCCGTCCTTCCTATATCGAGGATAAACATAATTATCTAATATATCAATTAGAACAGGGTGAACAAGGTACTCCTCACATTCAAGGATATGTGCAATTAAAGAAACCAGCTAGGTTGTCTGCTATGGTGAAGTGGTTACCCAAAGCCCACTTTACCCAATCAAGAGGAACACCCCAAGAAAATACAGTATACTGTTCTAAGGAACCTAGATTAGAAGATACTGTAATACATGGAGTACCTACTACTTCAGGTAGAAGAACCGATTTAGAAGGTGCTATCGAAATCATTCGAAATGCTAAAAGACCTTTAGCAGAAATTATGGAACAGGCACCTGAAGTATATGTTAAATATCCCCAGGGAATGAAAGACCTTTGCAACTTCCACGTTGAGAAAAGGACTCGTGGCGAATTTCGCAACGTACAAGTAATTGTTCATTGGGGCAAAACTGGTACAGGAAAGACACGAACTGCTGTCGAATCAAATCCTGACCATTACATAATTAGAAATGAACAAGCCCAATGGTGGGATGGCTATACCGGCCAGTCCGTACTTATTATAGACGAGTTTAAAAATTGGATAACCCTAACCCAGTTACTCGGTTTATTAGACGGATATCAATGTAGACTTCCTGTTAAAGGATCATTTACTTATGCCCAATGGACAACTGTCTACATTACATCTAATCTACCCGTCGATGAATGGTACCCGAATATCGATCCAGAACATAAAAAAGCATTAGAAAGAAGAATAACAAATAAAATACATTTTGATTCTTTATAGTTGTTTGTTTGTGAGGCGTAGCCGAACCTCGAACAATAAATGTTAAAAAAAATACTTTCAGCCGTAACCCATGAAGTTTAATTTCTTTTTCTCGCTCGCGCGCAGCATACCTTTTAGCCGTCTCTATATATATCTTAATTATAATATATACAGAAACTTGTCTCTTTCATCCTATAACCAATTGTTCCTTTTTTTTTTCCCAAAGAAAAACAAAAAAAAAGGAACACTTCCTATTTGTGCGCCAGCCCGAATCGTAGCTGGTGGTAGGAGGCGAGTGTTTCAACGAGCCTAGGCCGAAGGCCGGTCCTACCACTCATACATCTTTTCTTCCTGAAAATATTGTTCGATAACGAATAGTAATCATCAAAATTCCAGTAAGCGCAGTTACATTATCACATGATACAATTGAAACTGCCCAATACCATTGACTATTCGGATTAGTAGTCACATTAGCCTTCGTTTCTCCTGATTTGCTGGATAAATTAAGTACCTTCCAAGTACTGCTCTTATTGGTCACAATTACATGTTGATCATCAGTCTTGGAGGTACAATACTTCTTCCTAGCACCTGGAACACCTACAATTTGCTCTACAGTCGGATTTCTTACGGTGTTAACAGGCGAAACTAAAACCCAACACGGCTGAACGCCGTTGTTAATATATTCCACGGTAATTGATGAATACGGACATTCGTATTGTGTGTATATTGCGGTAAGGTTAGCAAATCCTAAACATGATGAACCTGTACCCGTCTGATTCGGATCAAATGCCCCGTTTCCACGGAAAGCATAATCGAAAGGAGTACCTAACGCCGTTAAATAAACCCTTTCGCGGTACTCTAAAGTCGTGACCAATTTATTCGAAATCCAGTCATTGCCACGTACCATAGTAGCAGCCATAGGAGAAGATCTTCGACCAATCTTCTTCCTTCTAAAAGTTTTCTTTCTGCGTACAAACTTACGTTTTTTAGCAAATCTTTTACGTTTAAACGCCATAGCATATTATGAGAATTTTCTATCCAATGGAAAGTGACCGTTGGAATATCAT